TGATAACCTGACCTTTGTTGTACTTCTGCATCGCTTCCAGAGCGTTCTGCTGATGGGGGCGAAGAGTGATGGTCACGGTTGCCTTTTGAACTTGACGTAATTATAGCAGAAAACCGCCCACCAGGAAACCCAGTGGACGGTCCAAAGATTGGATTAGATCAGGCGAGGAACTTACGATAAACTCCCATCTTTTCCATTACTTCGTGCTCCAGATCTTGAGGCACGACATCCAGAGCAATCATTCCATCATCACGCATAATGATACGATCAGTTGCCACACAGAGCATAGAATAAAGAACATCCATTCTCTTTTCATTGCTCAAATCTACAGCAGTAGAGTTCCAGAATTTCAAGAATTGAGTGGTAAGAGTAGACACTGGGGTATCAGCATCTTCTTCAAGTTCAGCATCAAGAAGTTCAAGGAAAGTCTTACATTCTTCAAGATAACCAAAACGCTCACAGAGAGAAATGTAAGCACGAACAGTCTTACGTTGAAGAGAGAACTTGGTGAACAGATTCTCATAATCTCCAGAAACATTCAGAGAGTTGGAGATATTCTTGAACCAGTTCTCATAGGTAGAGATAGCGTTCTGCATCTGAAGACGTTCACCACGACGACGCTTCAAAATATCACCGAGAATATAAACTTCATTTGCGTGTGCTTTACTATACTTGCGTTGAATTTCATCAATCGGTTTGCGTGCCTTATTGGTTGCAGTCTTGGTGAAACAATCAGGTTGAACACCAGTGACAACAACAACCTTGAAGGTACGATCTTTAGCACATTTTGAGATTGCTTTCAGACGATGTTGAAACTCTGTGAGATTGCCATCAGTATTGAAAGTCATCGGTTGTCCATCGAGCAACCAATTATCATTTTCAATGCTACGGAAGATCTTATTTACTTGAGAGTTAGACATCTTGCGATTATCACGATTGTGATAGTCAAGAATATATTGTGCTTGAGTAGGAGTCAAGTCAAAGATAAAAGACTCATATTCATTAGTTTTTGGGTTGAACGGAAGAATGTTCAGTGCGTTTGCTGTAGCAGTCATAGTGGGTTGAGTAAGTCAACGAGGTAACTATAGCACGAAACCTTTGGGGTGTAAACCCCTGTGCCAGTTCACGAACCGTACTTAATTGCTACAGTCCATCTCCATCGGTCACGAAACGACGTTGCTTTGTGTAGGATAGTGGAGTCAAAATAAACCATCCGATTTGGAATGGACAACACACCAGTCATTTCACCATCATGATAGAATTGTGTTTCTCCACCACCATCAATGTCCCAGTCGTCACTTGGCACATAGTATAAAAATGTAATATCTTCATCATCTGTGCTATCAGTATGAAAATATGGATTTTCTCCTGGTGCAAATAAGTTGATATACATCCGATACAATTTTAAGTTCGGACACAAGTGATTTGTATTCTCCAAGAACAAATCATAAATCCACTGATTACTTTCTTTTACTGGTGTATCTTCACAGTCGTAAATCTCATGAATCATTCCTGTTGGAGAAGATTGCTCAGTATCTCTTTCTCCCCAATAATAATCAGATTCATAACAGTATTTTACAATTTTTAAGTAATCACAAGCAGGAAAAAAATCATCAATTACTTCCAGTTTCTTCTCCATATCTAGTTACTGATATATTAAATGATATTGTAATTCTAGGATAAGATGTTTTCTTTCCAGCAGGAACACAATGTTTCAAATAAGAAGGAAACATCAATAAATCTCCTTCACGAACCTTTGGAACATAAACTTCTCCCCAGTTATTAGAATCTAGTTCAAGACTTAGATTACGAAGTTGTGCTAAAGGATCTGTAAATTCTGGTGGATTATGATCTCGTTCATCAAAACATAAAAAATGAATGAAAGAAAAATGTGATTGATTGAATATCCCATTTAGATGATCATGTTCTTCTTGATATTCACCATCTAGATAGACATTATACCACATTTTATTAAAATTTACTTCTACTTCTCTATCGAAAATCTCAGTGATAGAATCTAGATACGTGTTTTCTAGTAGAGATTTATTATCTCGAAGGATACTAGATTTATCGATAAAAGAAGTTAATATCTTATTGGTAGTCCAAGTATCAGGTATCTCAAGAGTCTCAACACTATTGAGAATACCTTCTACCAATGTTCTCTTTAATGTATGATTATTTTCTACCTGCGTTTGGAATACTGTTACCGGAAAGAGCTCAGTACTTTTCATCTATCAACCTTAACAAACATATTCTACTCATAATTCACTACGTTGTCAAGCTTTTACCTCTGAAAACCCAAAGAATGATGTAATTGCATAACGACCATAACCCTCAAAGTAATCGGAATCTGCTATACTTACTTCTTTAACACCATGTTCTACCCAACCTGGAAAGATTATTGTTGAGTTATTTTCACAATTAAATTCATAATCATATTGTGGAAAATATAATTCACCACCCATATATTTCTTAGGTTCTTTGTGAAAATAAGAAAATGCCAAGAAATTCATTGTAAAATCAGTATGAACATCATAATACTCACCATTATGATAATATCTAACTTTAGTAGTGTCCCATGTAGTTCGAGATGCATTAACACAACATGGATGTAATTTTTCAAGAATACCTAAAATATCTGGATTAAATATCTTTCTATTAACAGTTAAGATATTTGATATATTTCTATAATTTGGACCTCCATTATTATTATGATAAACATCATCTAAAAATAATGCTTTAGCATTTGTACGATCAACAACTCCAAGATAATCTTTAGCAGAAAGCAATTTTCCTGGTTTTGTATAGAATTTTAACTCTTCCCAAATTAAATCTAACTCTTCTTGATTATAAAAATCACGAATAATTAAGTGTGGAAATGGAGTATGATGCGCATCAATGTTTACAGTTTCCATAAAATAGTTTCTCAACCAATTAAATTTTCATTTTGCATCCATGCCCATGTTGTGGCAAGATATTTGGTGCCTCCAATAGGAGGATTGCCTCTATGAGTATGTGTAAATTCACAAGGAAATATTAAAACACTACCTGTTTGTGCTTTTTCTCTTTTGTTATAATATAAAAACTCTGTTTCGCCCCCTTCAAAGTCATCATTTAGATAGACTTGCATTACTAATTTTCTACCAGTTGTATAATACTCACCACTTTCATAGTGCCAGTTGTGAAATCCTGCTCCAGGAGGTATTTTTTTAACCTTACAATCATATGCCAAAAATTTGGAGAGGTTTAAAATACTATATTGATCCAAATAATGTTGAAGACAAATACTAAGATTGCTTAAAAGTAATTTTGTTACAACACAATCGTTCTCTAAAGAATATTCAAATTCATTTGCATAGTTAAAGACTAAGTGGTCTTGAATATGGCGATCAGCACTACCACCACCATATTGTGCAGTATTACTAAGCTTACCAATGCTATTAATAAATTCTATTTCGTCTATTATCCTCTTACATTCTTCTTTAGAATATACATCCGTATATCTTTGAATAAATTCAGGTTGCATAATAAAAATTCAATTTTTATTATTTAGACTACTCCAGCAGAACTAGCTCCACCTTCATTAGATCCTTGCCATTGTACTTGAATTTGATTACCGGAACCAGCACCAGCTGTTATACCATCCGTGCGTAACCAATTTCCGCCACTTCCTGCTGCTCCTCCACTACCTTGACCATCATCACCTGCTTTACCACCTTGACCGCCAGCACCACTACCACCTAATCCTCCACCATTACCAGCATTACCACCTTCTGCTACAAGACCAAGACCACCAATGGTGTATCTTCCACCTTGACCGCCAGCACCACCACCACCACTGCTTCCACCTTGACCGCCATCACCGTTATCATAAAGTTGACCGGGAACTAAATTATTATCACCACCAGGACCGCCAGCGCCACCTGGGATGCCTGCGCCGCCACCACCACCGCCGCCGCCAGCTGAGTAAGTCTGTTTTACTATGTCTTGACTTGAAGCACCACCACCGCCGCCGCCACCGCCGCCTCCGTATGCCTTAGATCCTGGATAACCTATCAAATAGCATTTTCCATACGGATCACTGGCAACTGCATCGGTATATTGAATACCAATAGCGGCTGACCCACTTTCACCACTTTTGCCATCACCCCTTCTACCAGCACCACCAGCACCACCATGACCACCTCTACCGCGTATGTCTCCTTCACCACCAACTACAACTTTTAAGTCAGTACCTTTTTCCCAGGTACCAGTCTTAAATGAACACTTAGATTGTGACATTCCACCGGCACTTGTTTGTCCTATAAGTCTATTAACATGTAACCAAACTGTTCTTCCCGATGTTGCTGGTTTATTATCACTATTTCTTGGAGGTTCTCTGAATTCACCTACACATTCCGCTTTCTGATTACCTGTAGTACTGTTTATATATCTTTCAGCACCAGTTTCTGGTGCATTTTCATCATTACTATAATAATTAACGACAATATTGAGTCTTTTGCCATAAAAATTACTCATTGAAATGGTACCAGACTGAGGAATACCTGCGTCTAGT